GATTGATATACAGAATTATTTTAACAGTATACAGCATGATTACTCATTAGAAACAATGAAGATACACAAAATGATCTTGCATAAAATATTTGAATCTGCCGTGCAAAATGATATTATTCATAAAAATCCATGTGATAGCATTAAGCTAATCAGCAAAAAAGAAAAAACGAAAAAGAGCACCTATACACAAGAACAATGTGATCTTGTCATGCGATATGCAACAAGTCACCGGTATGGGTTAGATATTATTCTAATGTTATCTTATGGCATTACACGCTCAGAGCTGTTAGGAATCCAATGGGATGATATTGATATGGAAAAAATGACATTGCACATACAGCATGGTGTAACAGATGTCAAAAATTCTGTAACCGGAAAAATGGAAGTCGTAATCGGGAAGCCAAAGAATGATTTTCGTGACAGATTGATACCGTTGCATCAATTTGTAGTGGATCTGCTAAAGCAGCGAAAGCACGAATCTACATTTGTGTTTTGTAATGGAAAAGGAAACGTACAAAGCCCCAGAACATGGAGCAGACGGCATTATGATGTGTTTATGCGTGATATGCACAGTTACTATGCAAAGCAAAAAATTGATGTGCCTATCTTGAAGCCGCATGAACTACGACATACTAGGGCAACCCTGTGGGTCAACAGCGGTGCAAATTTGTTTGCTATTGCAAATGTTCTCGGTCATGCAGATCTGGAAATGTTGCGAAAGAGATACGCCCATAACGATGTGGAAGCGACCCGAAAATTGCTGAAATTCGATCAGAAATAGTACGACACTGGTACGACATTCATTTCATTTTTTCTTATTTTATCTTATTTTTATTTGCAGTGAAAAAACGCTAAGGAACTGTATTTTCACGATATTATGACAATTTTCCGCTGCCGTTTAGTGCTTTGGGGTGGTAGAGGCCGCCCGTTCAAGTCGGGTCACTCAGACCAGAATCAACACGCAGTTTCGAAGATTTTTCGGAACTGCGTGTTTTTTTGTGTGTGGAAAAACAGTAGTACGACAATTAGTACGACAATTTCGGTACAAAAACCGGCGATACAGCAGGAAATTTCCTGTTTTGTACCGCCGGCTTTTTCGTTATTTGCATCGGATTATCATTTCTGTGTTACTTGAAATTATCCCAAGACACATACCCCGTGACATACTTCCCCGCCGGCTTTTTACCGCAGGAAGCCGCCGTAGTGGTGATGCGATACCGTCCCAACTTACAAGGCACGCCGTCGTAGATGTAGTACGTTCCGGCGGTCAGTCGGACAGCCGGCGTGGAGGTAGTTTCATTTGCGAACAGCGGCACGTTGCTGCCGATGTGCACCGCCTGACCTTTCTTCCAAGACTTCGCTTGTGCTGGCTTCGCTGTTGTTGCGGTCTGGGCGGCCTTGAACCCGTTCAGCCCTTTCTTGCGGATGACTGCCGGATAGTCCGTGTAGCACTCGTTCATGTCCACATTACCCCGAATGCCGCTCACCTTGCCTGTGCTGGACTTCTGCCAGATGCCGTACTGTCCGTGGTAAGTGGTCTTATCCACACCGTAGTGTGCCACCCAGACAGCGTACCGTGTCCGCAGTTCCTCAGTAAAGCAGCTCTCCAGGTGCGACTTGCTGGAATAGATCCCCATGAAATAGCCTGCCTTTTCTACCGTCTCCAGGAATGCCTTTGCAATGGCGGTGCAGGCTGCCTTGCCCTTTGCAAGCACACTTGGCTCCTCGATGTCAAAATACACGGGGTACTCGAACGTCTTGCCCTTGATAACGCTCAGGCAAACAGCAGCTTCTTTTCTTGCCTCGTCCGGTGTGGTTGCGTAAGAATACCAGTACACGCCAACCGGCACACCGTTGGACTTGCATCCGGCGTAATTGTTTTCAAACTGCGTGTCTTTCTGCGATGCCTGCTTGCCGTAGCCCGCACGGATAATGGCGAACTCCACACCGTCTGCCTTGACGTGCGACCAGTTCACAGTGCCTTGATGCTTCGATACATCGATTCCTTTCATACTCATTCACCTTTTCCTTTCGATTGTAACAGTTCGATTGCTTTCGTAATAACTGTCGGCAGCGGTACGCCCAGCAGCCCTGCATTCTCTGTGATCGACAGCAACTCGTTTGCGACAAATGCAATGCACACCGCATCTCTGATGTACGATGTACCAAGGGTAATATCCAGACGCACCGCCACCAGAACCAGCAGCAGAGATACACACTTTTTGGCGATCCCACGCCAGCCGATCTTGCTGGACAGCCTGCCGGTATCGGATTTCGGGGATTTGCCGCAGGCTGCCACAGCAAGCCCTGTGATATAGTCTATACCCATGAACAGCAGCAGCGTGACCAGTGACGTGTCCCAGCCGCCGAACAGCCCTGCGATAAAGCTGCCAACAACGCCGACGGCTGTGCAGATTGTTTCTTTCATAGTTTCCTCCTAGTCAGTCAATAAAATAAGTCATACGGCACTCATACGAATTGGCAGGGTTGAATTCGTATGAGCTGTTTCCTGCTGGTGCAAACGACAGATTGCCACCAACGCCGAGGGTTGCGTCAAACCAAATCTTTTCCGTTGCAGTCGATGTAATACCGTGCTCTCTTTGTAACACAGACGGACGATAACCCTCTGGTATTGTTGCTACATTGTGACCTGTTCCAAACGCTGTCTTATACTTGACCGCTGCCTCAAGCCGGACTAGCTTGCCGTATTTTCTAACTTTAATGATGCTGGAAGAACTTGGATACGTCGTATTGCCGGTGACAGCCAAGGGACAGGTTACCCAGCCGGAATCGGTCAATGTTTTGGCGGAGTTTACGTCCAGTTCCCCCGCATATCGATGCTGAATCCGATTATCCTTTTTCACTAAAATCCACGTGTCTGACGAGTTGTATGTATCAACGTCGTTTATCAAGCCGTCCCATGTGGTGGCGTTGGCTACGGTGCTGGTTAGAAATGCTTGGTCATAGTATGCTGTGTCGGCACCTGTGCCTTCTGGTTCCTCAGACTGTATCAAATGTTGATCTGTCCAAGACTTGTATTTGCCATATACAGCGTAATTTCCGTTCCAGTACCCCCAAGGCATATACGCCCAAACGGTATATGTATCATGTGCTGTTGGGATCACTTTGACTTTGACATCACTACAGCTGATACGATAGACTGTAACACCACATGCTTTTGTCGCCGACTCTGTGGATTGCCATCCGTCCTTGATCTGAACTTCAAAAGATGAGTTCTGGTTCGCACGACCATTTGCTCCGTCACCGCTCCATACACGTATCATGGCATTGCTAAAATTACCGGAAGATACCAGCGTGCCTAGCTTAACCCATTTTGCAGTGTTGTTGGCACCGCTTACCCAAAGAGCGCTGTTTGTTATCATCGCATGTGTATGACCAGATGCTGACTTGCTGTCCAGTGCGGCTTTTACAGCTTTGTTCTGCACCGGATTTGTGGAGGTAGCAGACAAGGCACTGTCTACCGCGACCTTAGTTGCACCAGCAGCGATACCGTCCAACTTTTTCTTATCCGCCGCAGTCATCAGACCATGTGCAGACTGTGTGGCATCGTTGTAGGTGGTATCAGTGAACTTCGCATTCTCAGGGACATCGGAATTGATAGAATGGGGTATAGCTGTAGCAGCACCGTTCGCAGCAATATAAACAGGTTTTGTAGCAGAACCAACCGCCGTGTTTGCACTATGTGTTACTGCCGTGGACTTGTCTTGCTTGCCGCTAATATCTTGATGTGCCGTGATAACCGTACCCAGATCAACTACGCCGCTAGTACCCTTGCTTGCACCATTCATTTTGATGCCTGTGATAGTACCAGTATTTTTAGTATAGCCTAGTGATTCAACTTTTGACTTTATATAGCTCCATAAAGTAGAAAATTTAACTCGACCAAATTCATTTTTACTTGACGTATCTTGTCTAATGAAATATGTATTATCTGTAGGAGCTGCAGTCCAGCTATTTGTTATTTTTGATAGCAGTGAATCTGCCCCTGCCGCAGTATTATCAACCTTTCCGGAAATATCTTGATGCTTTTGCAGTGCCGTGTCCGCCTTACCCAGACTTGCCTGCACACCGCTTGCAAGGTCGCTTTTGGGGATTCCGGCGGCGGGCTTGGTGTATGTTCCGTAGCCTGCATCGTTTTCCAGTTCGGATACCTTCTCCGGTACGGGAATGTTTACAGTGATTTCCACGCCGTCCAGACCTGTCCAGTACAGTGTGTTCTTGTCGGTGTTGTCCTGCCGCAGTGCGACATTCTGTGACCGGTTGACGAGTTCCACCAGCCGTTTCAATATTTTACTGCTGCCGTTGTACTGTATCTTCATAGTCACCCCTCCGATATAGTGTAGATCACCTTCATGGTTTGTGCCGCCGTCTTTGTGATCGGTGTGGACAGATTATTGATGGTGGCGAGGTAATTCGTCTGCATCTGGAATGTCCCTGTTTCCGGTGAGGAATTTCGATAGACGTTTTTGAACAGCATGATGTCATTTCCGATAATTGGCGCAATCCACCATTCGCCAGTATATGTATATGTGCCGGAACGGCAATTGGTGGACAGAACAATATTTTTCTCCGTGTCAATGATGGCATAATTTTTATAGTCATTGCTGCCGCCGAATGTGTATGGAGCATAGATCAATCCATTGCGCTCAAAAATGCACTTGGTGTAGCCCGGCTGGAAGTTTGACGGGGTTGACATCCTTGTGACATCACCACTTGCAGATAATCTGATTTTATATACAGCATCGCTTTTGAAACAATACAAATATCCGTTGTACACATAGCAGTTAGCCGGCACAATGGATTTGCCTGTTGTGTTTGTGACTAACATCTTAGTCAGTTTAAGCGTATCCAGGGGGATGCAGTATATAATAATGTTTTTTCCGGAATCAATAGGGTTGCCGGTGTTGTTGACCACAACATAAATCGCATTGCTGATTCGATCATAGTTTATAGACGAATAATAAGAATAGAAATTATCGGTTGACAGTTCCACTTTTTCCATTAGTGGATGATAGCTGTAGATGTTCCGGAGAATTGTGATATTCTTCAGATTTGCCCAGCGCTTATAAACGATGATTTTATAATCATACGAGGTGGACTCTGGATTTTTTTCAAATGCGACAGAGTACATCACATCGTTTTTTTCGTCTATGGCAATGGTATATTCCCCATTGTGTGCCATGTATCGGCTGCCGCCCAGTGAGTACAACAAGCTCCCGGACTGATCGCCGCTTGTGGTATAGTTGTTTTCAGCTGCTCCATATCCATCGAATCCAGCCCACTTTGACGTTAGGCATACGCTTGCAATTTTGCCGTTTCCTTTGGACGTGGGGAAATCATAGACATACTTCATGGTTTTTGCATCTAAGTCCAACCTGGATTCCTCGCTATTATAATCTCCCCGAAGCAGGCTGTTGACGGTATTCTTGATACCATACACGCCAGATGCCGTCAGACGCACACCCGGCGGCGCATAGTACTTAGACGCATCTTCTTCCAGTGCTGTGTCAAACAGCAAAATGCCGCCCAGCAGGGACGTGTACAGCGGCTGTCCGATGCTGCTGTACATCACGCCGCAGTCTTTCATGTAGCCTTCCTGCCGGAAAATATCTGACAGAGCATTGGTCACCATGTTATGTTCCAACACTTTTTCCTGTGATCCGGTGCGGACATCGGTTAGGATCAATTCTGTTTTTCCTTTCAGCATGTGTCCTCCTTTATAGCGTGTAGTTGATTGCAAATTCTTTAAGTGTGGCGTTGCCCTCCAGCCATATGCGCAGGGCAATTGTTCTGGCTGTGCTCATGCCGCTGTAGAGTGCGTCAAGGTCTGTTTGCAGGAAGTCTGCCATAGCTGCCTGCTCTGTCCATGTGCTGCCATCGTAGCTGTACTGGACAAATACCAGCCCGGTGTAGGTGCATTCCAGATATGTAATGCCGGTAATGCTGCTGTCAGACAAATCGGCAGTCTTTTGAATGCAGCCGGATACAGACTGATCTGACAGCTGATATACGCCGTCAGAAATTGTAATGCTGTTGTCGTATGTGCCTTTGTTGTTCTTGGCATCGATCAGGAAACGAGTATCTGCCAGAGAGTTGGAGATCGCTTCTGAAATACTGCCGAACGTCATTTCCGTTGCTGTAACGGACAATGTGATCTTGTCCGTGATGCCTGTGGTAACCGGATTTTGTCGGCTTTCGGATACTGTAGTCTGCTTGATGTGCATTTTCATATCTGCCGGATCGGTGACAATAGGCGTGTCCAGGAAGTCTTCCGCAGAGATAATGCCGTCCCATGTGCCTTCTCCGGCAAGGAATGTGCCTTCCATGGTGGCATTGAGTGCTTCTGCATCAATGGTGATCGTGCAGTCCTGGGTATAGAACCGCACGGAAAATTCCTCGGTGGTCGTGCCGGACACGGAAAAGTGGAAGAACAGGTGCAGGGTATGCACACCGTCCTGCAATGTCCACTGCGGCCGAACTCTGCCGATTTCTTCACTTCCCAGATAGTAGGCGGCAGTCAGGATGCCGTCTGTGCAGAGATATTGTTCTGCTGTATCCGTTTCCACGGTATCTGCTTGCAGCTTGATTTCCGCAAAAAAATTGACCTGTGTGGTTTTCGTAGAAATAAATCGCAGACTGACAACTGTTTTCTGACTGTCGGTTCCCATGAAGATTCTGGCGGCATTGGTGTAGTTGTAGTAGTGCATCTGCTGTGCATCGAGTGTATTGCTTAACCCGCTGAGAGCCTTGTCTTCGGCAGACTTCGCCCAGTCTATGGTTGGGTCGCTGCCATATCCGGCAATCTCATATTCCCCGTGATATGTCCACGTGTATGACATAATGCAGCCAATTGTATCATCAGGTGCAATGCCACCGGTAAACGCAATCACATCGCCTAGATCATAGGCGGGGTCTGCAAACATTGATGCGGTAAACGGCGTGTAATGCAAGGCATGGGCGGTGTCTGATGTTGCATCATCGCTGCTGTAGCTTGTCAGTGCATAGAGTATCGTTTGCAGGAGTTCCGTTTTCTTGGCAGGTAGCCCGTATTGTAAAAACGGGTTGGTGCCTAAGTCCATATAGGTGCCGACCAGCTCCGGTACCTTACAGTACAACTGTTTTTCCTGCACTTTGTCATAGCAGATAATACGGTTATATTCTGTTCGAAATTCAGAGAACTTTGCTCCGGTCAGCCGATGTTCGCTGGAAACCGTGTCTGTGGCTGCCGTGGAGAAACAGCAAAAGACCAGCTTTCCGCTGCGGTCAATGGTGGCGAATCCACCGATCAGCTGTGCCAGATAGGAGATGATGTCACGGTAGGTGTCAATGTCGTTTTCCGGATACAACACGAAATAGCTGTATGTACCATTAGGCAGTGCTTGTACGGCGGCTCTGGTCATGCCGAACTCTATGCCGCATAAGCTGCATGCCAGTGCTGCCATGTCATAGATGCTGCCGGAAAATGCTTGTCCGTCATAGGTCTTATCCAGCTTGGACATGTTATCATAAGCAACGGTTTCCCAGCCGAACGCTGTTTTTTCCATGGTAGACATCGTGTAAGGTGTAAATGGAATTTCTTCCCATGTGTCATCAGCCAGTCGTCTGGATATGTATGCCGTGATCACGGTGCCTTCCTGATAGGGATTCCAGCGAAACCATGCAGGCAGTCCTGTAAATGCCGCCGAAAGTTCGCCGACATATACACCTCCGATTTTCAGCGTACTGGAAGCAGTGCACTGATTGGCAATGCGGAAATTCAGGACGTTTTTATCCGTAAAGGACAGCACTGTGCCCCTGTTGTTGTCGATCGTGCCACGTATGCGGAACTGCTGTACCGGTTGTTTCATGGCTGCTTTGTATTTTTGAGATACCGCATACACGGCACAGCACCTCCTTTATCATATTTCTTCGATTGTGAAGCTGACATTCCATAAACCGTCTGTTCTGGCGGTGCGTTCAGAGCCACTTTCCAAAGATTTTTCAAAATCCCGAATCATGACTGTGCGGCTTTCTTTCGTATCGCCTTTCAGCTGCATCGTCAGTGTATCTTTGATGCTCAGGGCATACAATTGGTTTGCAAATGCAGAGCTGCACTGATAGCTTACGGATACGCTCAGCTTGTCATAGCGTGTGATGATCGTTGCAGTAGTTCCTGCTTCGGTTTCCTTGCTGTTCTCTACTACATCGTGGCTTTCTTTCCACTTCTGTGGATTCGGCAGCAGTACGCCGTTTAGTTTCAAGTATTTTCCCAGCATATTATCTTCCTCCGGAACGGTATTTCATTCGCTGCTCTTGTGTGACAACGGCCTGATAAATTTTACTGCCGTCCAGATAAATCGGTATGATCGTATCACCAGTGTCGCCGCTGTACTGTCCCGCTGCCAATGCAGAGCGTATCGCAGAGGATATGCCACTTGTGTCGATTGCCATGCTTTGTGTGCTGATCGGCACGCTTGGAGCTGCAATTGCCATTGTTCCGGCAAGTCCCTGCATGGCATTTGCCACAAGATACTGATTCTGTCGGATACCGTCTGCCAATCCCTGCATCATATCCGGCATCCACTTCTCATAATCTCGCAACGGTCCGATGTCCGGACGGGAAAAGTGGATATACTGCTTGATAATGTCAGCGACTTCGCCGGCTGCTTCGTGCACCTTGTGAATAAAGCTTTCGATGCCGCCGACAAATCCGTCAATGAGGTCGCTGCCCCACTGGAACGCCTTTGCAGGCAGTCCGGTGATATAACTCCATGCACTTTCAAAGCCGCTGTAAATATAATTATACACGCCTACAGCCGCAGATGCAGCACTGCTGACAATGTTGCTGAACTGGGTGGATACCGCACTGTACATGGAAGATGCATGGCTTGATACTGTGCTGTACGCATTTCCCATGGCATTGGAAATCGTGGATTTTACATTGTCCCACGTGGCAGATGTCTGTGACTTGATATTGCTCCATGTTGTGCTGACAGAATTTCGCAAGGTCAGAAATGATGCCGCACCAAATGTAACCAGATTGTTCCATGTACTTGACAGATACGTTTTCACACTTTCCCATGCAGATGCAGTGCTGGTGTAAATGGTCAGTCCGAAATTTGCCCAGAACGTAGAAAAGTTGTTCCAGAAAATCGCAGCCCCCTCAGAAATGTTTTCCCATGTCTGAGAAGCTTTTTCTTTGATTGTGTCCCATGTGTCAGACCAGAAGGTAGAAATGTTGTCCCAGGTGATTTGTGCATCTTCTGCAAGCGTGTTCCATGTGTCAGACAGCCATGTGCTGATTGTATCCCAGTGTTTTACAACAGCAATCACCGCAGCGATGGCTGCCGCAATTGCCAGAATAATCAGCAACACCGGACCAAGTGAGATGTTAAGTGCAGTATTGGCTACGGATATGGCGGTAATGATCGGTGCAATTTTCGCCATAGCAACAAGTAACCCAGCGAGTATTGCAACAAAAGCTTTCATGGAATCTGGCATTGCTCCAAAAATTGTTGCTAAAAATTTGACTGCCGTAGTTATTGGCGGAAGAACTGTATTCAATCCAGTCATAAGTGCTTCGCCAATGGGGACAAGTGCCTGATGCAGCGTGCGGAGATTTGCTTCCAGCATCTGTGCTGGGGTGGTAGACTGATTGTAAAAGTCTGTGGCTGCACCTGTGACATCTTTGTATGTATCCCCAACAGATGTCAGTGCGGTGATAAATTTCAGGCTGCCGTCTTCCGCCATTGTGCCAAACGCTGTTGTAGCAAGATTTAGCTTGTCTTGTTGTGTGGTGGCATTGCTAATATCGTTGACAATGCTGTCGATCACGTCTTTTTGTGTGCCGTTCCCATTCTTCCACGCTTCAAAAAACTGCTTGGTACGGTCAGAGTAGGAATCCAGGTTTCTTTCGATTGTGCCGTCTGCAATGCGGTTTGTAACCTCGTTGATTGCGTCATTGACCTTATCCAGGTTGTATGCGCCATTGTCAAGGCCATTGTTCAGCAGCTGGAAATACTCACCTGCGGAATATCCTGCCTGTGCAAACTTCCCGGCATACTCCGAAAGATTATCGCCTAGTTCATCTGTCTTGTCCAGTCCATTTTGTGTGCCTTTGACCACATAGTCAAGAGCCTCAGCTGATGTCAAGCCAAACTGCTCCATTAGGCTGTTGACACCACGCATGGTTTCTGACAGGTCAATCCCATAGGACTCTTCCAGTGTGGTTCCGATTTCTGTCAGATGTGTAAGGTCTGCCTTGGACAGATCTTCAAAGTTTTTCTTAACCGTAATCACAGAATCTGCCACGGTGTCCATGCTGTCACCAACACCATTGCCGTATACATCTTGGATAATGTCTGCTGTTTCTTCTGCTGCCGTTCCTGTTTCTCCAAAGTAGGATACCGCTTTTCTGGTGGCATTTTCCGTTTCATTGAATTCGTCCATAGACGCTTTGCCAATTTCCACGATTTTATCTGCCACGCCGGACAGTTTTTCAGATGCGTCCATAAATGCAGTGCTTTTCAGCGTTTCTCCAGCTTCGCCAATGCTTTCCTGCATCTTGTCTGCGGCATCGGCCATGTCCTGCATACTGTCTGCTGCCGGCTCTGCGGCATTATCCATTTCTGATATGCTTTGTGCAGCACGTTCTGCGGATTGCTCCACATCACGCATATCCTCTGTAATTTCATTGACACCGCTGCCACTGTCCAGATTCCGCAGATCATCTTTCAGCTTTTCCAGAGATTTCGTTGTCTGAATAATTTCACGCTGCATGGCGTTTTGCTGATCTGTATTGTCTACACCTTTTGCCGCCTGCTCTTTCAGCTGTGCAAGAACTTCTTTTTGCTTTTCCAGCTTTTCTGCGGTTTGTTCTGTCATTTCACCCAGATACCGCTGTTTTTGTGCAATGAGTTCCATATTGCCGGAATCCAGTTTCAGCAGTTTGTTGACATCGTTCAGCTGTGACTGCGTAGATCGCAGGCTTTTTCCAATGTCAGACAGCGATTTCATCAAACCAGACGCATCACCGTCCAGTTCAATTGTAATGCCACGAATCTTTTGATTTCCGTTTCCTGCCATGATTTCACCTCCTAAAAAGCATCAAAGTCTGCCTGCACAGCAAGGCTAGGATAATCGTAAGAATCGTTCAAGGATTCTATTATCATATCACTTACCATGCCGATGGTCAGCAGACTTAGATCTGTCATATGCAGTCCCATTTGCGTACACCGCAGGAGAAACAATGCGGTATTTATTTCTCGGTCAATGGGTCGTTCTTTTTTTTTACTTCTGAGGTGGACTTTGTGTTGATTCCCCACAGTTCCATGATCTGCGGCAGAATCTGCACCATGGACGTTACGCCAAACTGTGCAAGCCAATCCTCAATATTGTCCGGTGTATGTTCCTTGTCGGCATGATATGCCATGATATATGCCATGTTTTCCAATACTTCCGTATCCATGCTGCTGATGTCCAGCTGCTCTTGAATTTCCTCCACTTCCTGTTCGGCAAGTTCTTTCGGTTTTGCATTCGGTGCGATTTTCCGCATCAGACTGCCCATATCTGCAAATACGTCACGCCCGAAGTGGATACGATACAGGCGGGGGATAGACGCATCTGCACGGAACAGTACCGGAACACCATCAATCATGATTTCCTTGGTCATGCCCTTATCAATTTTTACATTCATTCTGTCGTCTGTACCTCCGTGGTTGTGTCGGGCATGTATACTTTGCCAAACCAGCTATTGTATACGTCAGCAGTGGTTTCAGAACCGGAACGGCACTTTACCAATCCGTTCGGCAGCGGTGTTGCAGACAATTTCAGCGTATCTGTCTGCGGTGTCTTTGTGGCTTCTGTGGTCTTGCCTGCTACAGACGGACGGGAAGCACTGCAATTGTACAGCCAGTGTCGGATGTGCTTACGGTCGCCCTTGAACTGGAATCCAAGTGCAAACTCTTCCAGCTGTGCATCAGCATTCTCGATCAGCACGCCATTCTTGTCCTTGGTCTGATTCAGGATGTCTGTAGCAAATGACTCCGGAATCATTGCAATTTCCAGATCACCATCATAGCCGTTGTTGTTATTGATAACGAAATACACGCCGTCATCTGCGTAGAAGTTCTCCGGTTCGCCGTTGGCATCCATGGACAGGTTGACAGCACCCGGAATTTTGACCGGTGTTGCATAGGTGATTTCTCCTGCTTCGCTCACTGTCTTTTTGGCGTAGACAACGTTTTCCAAACCGTATTTCACTTTGTTTGGGGTATTGGTATTAGCCATTGATAATCAGCTCCGTTTCATATGTGATTTCATACATCTTTTCTGATGCGATATAGGTTTCTTCTTTGGTGTACACAATGCCGTTCTGTTCCAGCACCTGTTCCACCATTGCTTCTGTTTGCAGGTCTTTTCTGTCGGTATACAGATCTATTTGCAGGGCAGTGATCTTCTGATAGATGCTGTCGTCTGCAAGAAAATCATTCTGTTCCGGATAGTCAAACACGATCCACGGCAATTCCGGTACGTTTTCTTCGTCCCAGTGATGATAGGTGTACGGCAGACCAATTGCATCAAGCAAATCTTTGATAGATTCATAGGTCATGTGCCGTTCTCCAATCGCCGCTTTACGGATTCTACAAATTCCTCGGTATACTCTGCTTCTGCTGGCCTGATATGTTCAATACCGTCTACCATGCCGCCATTCCGCTTTGCGTGTCCGTATTCCAGAAGGTGGGCAATTTGCGGCTTGTTCTTGTTGTGGACAACTGCCGTCTTGATCAGACTGCCAGTTCCTCTGCGGTCTACAAGCTTGCACGTCCAACCGTTTCGGTACGGTTTTCGTTTCGAACCGCCTTTCGGGGAACTTTTCCGCAGTGCCTTTGCACAGGCTTCACCGGATCTTTCGGCTTCCTCGTTCAGCACTTTTACGGCATGATCGCCGTAGTCTGCCAGAATCTGTGCGATTTCATTAGCCACCTGTCCGTAGTTGACGCTGCCTTTCATATGGCTCATGGCTGTACACCGCCTTTCTTTTTGACATACAGTTCCAGTGTGTCGTTTTTGCCCTGATATGTTCGGTACACGCTATAGCGGCTGCCGTTGTACTCACAGACTGTTTCGCCGGCATAGTCCGGTGCAAATACGGTGAACCGGTATTCCGGCTTAATACCGTTCCTGCCGGCTTCCAGCCACTCCGTACCGGATACGCTGGACACATTGCAGAACACTTGTCGCTTGGATTCGTCCTGCTGTTTCTGGATGCCGTCTGCACCCTTGGAGATACTCTGCCGGATCAGTGTCAGCACATCACTGCGATCCACTCGAATCCCTCCAATCTGTGTATCCGGTAGCCATGGACAGCTGTGCCTTTTGTTCATCGTAAGATGCTTTCAGTCGGTCGTAATCGTCCGGCTGTCCGAAATGCATCCGACAGTAGGTGACAATGGCACGACTGACCAGATGGTCTGTTTCTTCGGTTTCTGATACACCGGCAATGCCCAAATCCAGCTTTGCCGCTGCGATCAGATCTAGGATTTCATCGTCAAACGCATCGGTGCAGACACGCAGTGACAACTTTGCCTTATCCAGCATTGCCATGGTGCATCACTCCTTACTCGCCAGTAGTTTTGCCAGTAGTTTTGAATGTTACCTTGACAAATGCCTTGGGATTTTCCAGACCGGCATCAAACAGGGAATAACCGCCAACGACAGTGTTGAACGTCTTTGTTTCCTGCTGATTGGAGATGTACAGTTCCTCAAAGTTGTTCGCCAACAGACTGGACGGCACGCCGACATAAGCGGTGTTGTCCGCTACATTTTCATCGATCTTGACGGCTGCACCATAGATATAACCTGCAATTTTCGGATCACTTGTCTGATCTGGCAGGAAGATCGGTCGCTTGTTTGCGTCCTGAATGCCAAACAAACCGTTCCATACAGTGTTGCTGTTGGCATAGACGCATCTTACGCCTTCTTCCTTTATCTTTGCCATAATGCTACGGATCGCCGCATCATCGTATGCCTGATTGGTCAGCACATTGTCAGTATCAATGCCATAGGTGGTGCTGTCCAGCTGTGTGATGCAACGCTTGTCCTTTGCATTACCGATACGCCGTGCCAGATGTTCTGCGATCCATGTTTCAAATGCAGCAATAGACTGCCATGTCATCTTTCTGGTGATGACCAGATGCTTTTTGATCTCTACGCCGTCCAAAGACAGCTGATCCCATGTGTCCTGTTCGTCATCGTTTGCCACGCCTTCGGCAGTTTCTTTGGCATCACCCTGTTCGATAGACTTGATTCGGGGAATTGCAAAACCGCTTGTCATGCCGGACTTGGTAGCATCGGAATAGATTGCAGTAGACGACTGTACCAGGTCAACAATGCGGTTCATGATCTCTGTCGGGACAGGTGCAGCGGTGTTTGCAGTAGTCATGGTATATGCCGCACGTTCCTGCTTGGTCATTTCGCCCAGCAGATGCACACCGTCACGCACGGCCATGTTTTTCAGCCATGCTGTGCGGTATTCCGGGCTGTTGCGATTATAGGACTGCTCCGGTGTTCCGGTGCTGTCAGACGGGAACGATCTGGTGACAGTGCCTTCTGCTCCTGCCGCTACACGACTTCTCAGCTGTGCCCGGCGCTGTGCCATGTCATGCAGCTGTGTACGCCGTGCTTCCAGTGCGTCCACTTCGCTTGTCAGTGCGTCAATGTCGGCGCTCTCGGATTCCATTTCAGTGCGGATCGCCGCAACACGCTGCTCTACGCCCTCGATAGTCAATGCTCTGATTTCTTCCGGTGTCATATCTCATACCTCCATAAGTTTTAGTTTGAGTTCCAGTTTCTTTCGTTTGCGTATGTGATCCAGTGCTTTTTTGCGCTCCGCCGCAATCTCTCTGATCAATCCGTCAGAGATACTGCGTGCACTGATCTGTGTGGCATCATTGGCAGGGATAGATACTGCACTGACATCGTACAGCTTTCGAATTTTTGTGATAGTCCGTGTCACCGTGACAGTGTTGTGTTCCTTGTCCTCCACATACTCCGATTTCTGTTCGCCTACTACAAATCCAAACGACATTTTTGTCGTGTAGCCACCTTTGATTTCTTCATACAACTGATTGCCGATGGTCGTACCGGACAGGTCTGCCCGAAAATACAGCCCGATGTTGTCCGGGTTGAGTTCCAGTGTCTTGTTTGATGTGCGTGCAAACACTCTGCCCCTGTGGTCATACTGCATGATTACATCTGACATATCGCAGTTGTCAAATGCTCTGCTGTCGATCTGTTCATAGACCTTGTAGTCCCCAAAATCATACAGCAGATATGGTTGATTGAATGTTGTTGCATAGCCGTCTGCGATCATGCCGGAATCATCATTGGAATTGCTGCGTACAGAAAAACTCTGCATCAGCCGGTATTCCCGTCCGGCACTGAGCCGCTGCATCAGTTGTTCCATTTCCTGTTCTGTCATTGCTCCACCTCGTCTTTCTGGTTTTCTTCGGTATCTTCCAGTTCCTCTGTGCGTTTATATTCGCCACGAATGGTGCGGACATCGCCGCCTTCCACTGGCGATGCGTTGAATATCTCACGCACTTCATTGACAGAAAAGACACCTCTGTCCATCATCTGAGATGCCACTTTCAGCTTTTCTGTGGTGGACATATATTGCAGCCGGTTAGATGTCAGCATGATGCCGTTCCCGTTTGTACGTTCCACAGGTGTGTAGACGCATTTCGTCATCACATCGGAAAACTGTATTGCAAACGGTTCTATGCAACCCTCGTAAAATGCCTGCCACGCATCGCCGTATGCCTTGCTTTGCAGCACATCTTCATTCACGCCAAAATAGCTGTATACGTTGTTCTGGATCTGTGCCGCCTGCTCTTTGTCTACCGTGTAGGACGTTTGGGACAGCTGCTTGATGTCACTGTAGGTATTCGGGAACAGCAGGATTCCGCCGCCGTCTGCTTCAAAATTCTCCCGTGAGAATCGCTTTCGCTCCTTTGCAAGGTCTTCCGGTTTTGTGAAATTGTTGATTCTCGCCATGAACCGGTAGGTGTTGCTGTTCTTGACTGCTTCGGTGATTGCCTGATTCTGCAAGTGGATCAGCTCCATAGTCGGAGTCAGAGCCGCATTGCTGCTGCCGAACAAATCGTCTTGATACTGAAATTTGGTCAGTATCCCACAGCTGAGAAGTTCCACCGCTGCTGTTTCACCGGATGAAAACCGATACCGCAGAAACGGTTCGCCGTGTACATCAATGATGCTGCACTGTGACGGCAACACGGGATAGTATCCGGTGATTTCATCGTATTCTCCGAACACAGGGACAATAAACGCCGTGTTCTGCATATCCAGAATGGTGGACAGGCGATAGAGAAACTGTCCCCATGTCTGCCACTCGTTTGGGCTTTGTTTCAGTCTTGTCCGCAGCTTGGGCTTTGCCGTGCCCATGATGTCTGCTTTCAGCTTGGAAATGTGCCTTGCCCGGACATCAATGGCAGACCGCACAAGTGCTGATTCATACAGGCACCCGTGCCAGTTGGTGAATACCGGTGCATATCCGGTCAGTGTGCGAAAATACGATGCAGCTGCCGCAGCGGATTTCGATGGACGATTGCCCCATAATTTTTGAAACAGCCCCATGTACTCACGCTCCGTTCTGTAGCTGTATGCCGTATTGGTCGTAGTATTTCTGCCGGACAGTGAAGGCATCTGCCAGAGCCGCACAGCCGTCAATGTGTGCGTTGGCAGACAGCTTTACCAGTTTGCCCCGTCCTCGTTCGTTGTTCATTTTGATTGCTGCATTTAGCAGATGCAGCTTTAACAGGTCGTTGTCACCGATGCAAATTTTTTTGTCCTTGAACAGTCCTTCCATTTCCAGCAGCACTGGGTAGAGGTTGTCGCCCTGATACACATCATCGGTGCAGAATCCATACGTTTTCAAGTCCTGAATCAGATACTGTGCAGAGTACCGGTCGTATCCCACCATTAGCGGATAGATCTCGTACTGTTCGATCATGTCGCACAGCCAACGGTAGCAGTCATGATAATCCACAAAGTTTTCGCCGGACAGTTCCAACAGTCCACGCTGCACATAGATCTGATAGGGGACACCGTCCCGTGCAGTGGCTTCCTCCAGTTTTTCCGGCGGCAGCCAGAACTTTGCAAACACATACAGCACACCGCCTTTTTCAATGACGATCGTTGCTGCTGTCAAGTCCGTGGTCTGTGACAAGTCTACGCCGGCAACGCAATAGCTGCCCCGGAATTCTTCCAGATGCAGCGGCTTTCCGCAGGCATGTTCCACCGCCGTTGCTTTTAGCCATGCCTGAGAACTGGACTGCTTGATGTTGCAGTATTTCGTAAGAAATTCCGCTTTCTTGGACAAGCTGCCCTCTGCAACTGCGATTTCTTCCAGCATATAATCTACCGATACAGAAACACCCAGATTCGGATTGGATTTTCGCAGTTCGTTGATGTCGTTCCACTTCTCAATGTCATCGATCATGTACAGCAGGGGAAACAGCCGTTTTTCCTTGCTGTCACCTTTCAGAAATCGGGTACACCGCTTGATCAGTTCATCATAAATGCCGTCATTGACGTATCCAGAGGTTGAACAACTCAGCAACAGCGGCTGCCGTCTGGCTCCAAATGCGGACTTCATGACCTCGTACTGTTTCAATCCGGTATCTCCAGGCCAGCTTGCAATCTCATCACAGATGACCAGATGCGGATTGAATCCGTCAGACTTCTTAGCGTTAAATGCAATTTTCTTGACGCTGCTGTTGGTGGATTCCACATAGTAGTCAGACTTACGCCGCTTGATCAGATCCATTAGTTCCGGTTCGCTGGAAATGGTCTGCCAAATATCGTGATAGACAATATCTGCTTGATCCAGTTTGGGAGCAACACAGAATATACGGGCACCATATTCACCGTCCATGAATAGACAGTACACAGCAATGCCGGACAAAAATAGTGTCTTACCGTTTTTTCGCCCGACAACAATTGGAACTTCCCGAAACTGCCGGTTGCCATTGTGATCCAGAATGCCGAAGATGACCGAAACACAAGCACGCTGCCACAGTTCCAGACGGAGCAGCTGCGGTGCAAGTGAACCCTCACTGTGGTGGCAGAAGCTCTCGATGAACCGGATCGCACGAGAAGCCTTCTTTTGGTCAAAGGTAAACTCGCCGCTTTCCAATCCGTGTATCACATAGCGATACGCCAGCCGTACCCATTCGCCAACCGGGATCGTGCCGTCTTCGATTTGCTGATAGTAGGCGTAAATGTCATTCGTCATTTGTCATTTGTAAATGCGTCCAGCTTGGATTTCTTCTGTTCCGGCGGCAGCATCTTGTCCAGCTTTTCAATGATCGTGGTGTAATTTTTCAGGGACGTGTTGTAGGCAGAAATTTCTGCACTGGCTTTCTTGCCGGATTGTGCCTTGCCGTTCTGGTAGGTGTCCACACACCCTTGACTGTTGATCTCGGTTTGCAGATCTTCCAGCGTGACTTTCAAGAACGCTGCATTCTGGATCAGCGGCGTGACGATCTCCAACTTGTTGGCAGGCAGGGCGGCATACAGTTTCAGTAGTCTTGCGTTTTCTTTTCGGATTCGGTTCTTTACGGTCACTTTCGGACATCTCCTTTCCGGACACACCCCTTACGCACGCATGGAGAGGAAAATTGGCCTCCACCCATCGGTCTCCACAAGGGTATTCCAAATTTTCAAGTGGGGGGGACTACCAGCGCGCATCTACACTTCCATCTGCATTGATGCGGCAACGTTTGCCGCCGTGCAGTGCGGCATGACAGTCACGGCAGACCAGCTGCAAGTTATCCCAGCACAAGGACACAGCTGGATCATGGATATTGTCCGGTGTCAGATGCACCTTGTGGTGTACGATCACGCCGGCAGTGTGCAGCCCTCGTGCAAGGCAAGGTTCACACAGTCCGCCTACCGATGCGGCATACGCATCACGGCATTCACGCCATGCACGGGACTTGTAGAACGATTCTGCAAACGCCTGCATTGCAATCCTCCTAACACAAATACCGGCACGTTTCCGCACCGGTATCTTGGTTTCTATTCTCATTATACACAAAACAGGACTGCCATTCAATGACAGCGAGTGCCATTCAGTGACAACTTTTCCAAAGCGTCTGTGTGGCGGCGTAATATCGTCCGGACAGAGTAGTGCATTTCCTCTGCGATCTGTTCCCAACTTTGGAATACGATGTACCGCCGAATCAGCACAGCTTCCAGTTCTGGATTGTTCAGAGCGGCAATGCAACACTTGATCTCTTGCTGTGTCTGCTGTACGACCTGCTCTGTCTGGGAACATTCTGTTTCTGTGTACTTGCCGCACAGCGTCATGGCTTCCAGCTTCTGTGTTTCGTGCAGGCAGCGTTGCAGCCATTCTTTTTTCTTTGCCTGTTCCTGTGTCATGGCTTCACCTCCGACATGCTCTTTAGGAATCTCTAACGCTCGTTTAATGCACGCCAACGCTCGGCGAGTGTTAGGCTTACGCTCGGCGTGCGTTAAAATGTCACTGTCACATTCAGAACCGCTGCTGCAACCCAGTAGACAGCCCGTCTGTAGTCCCTGTGCCACAGGCAAACCGCCGCTGCACCAACGTCTAGCAGGATCATAGCAATCGGCAGCATCTGTGTGGTGTTGATCTTTATCATTCTTTCACCTCAACAGTTCCCGAAGTTTCGCAACTGGAGTCAAAAGCAGCCATGCAATTCCGGTCACAATATCCCAGATCTGAAACAGCACATACAGCGTGACTTCCCGGATAAATTGCAGGACAAACTTTCTCATACAAGAAACGCAATCCCAGTGGTTGTTCCAGATATGCCACCATTGCAGCAAGAAAAAATCTGGTCTGCCGCATAGTAGCAAAACAACTTACGCTCAATCTGATACTGCTTGCCGCATATGGAACACCGCATTCGGATTTGGCTTGACATTACCATCATCTCACCCCCACAACAGCGCAGCCACCCCAAGCATCACAGTCGCCCCAAGCAGAGCAAGAGCCGCCTTGTTCCAGCCTGCTCTGCTCAGACATTTTGCAATCAGCAGTCCGCTCGGAATCAGCAGCACAAGGGTCAATGTCATCTGTCCCATACCGCATTCACCTCCGCACCATGATTTCTTCTGTTGTGGTCGGGTATGCTTCGGTTTCTCCGGAAAGCACAGCATTCAAGTGTTCTTTCGCAGTTTCATACCTTGTACTTGCTGCCCGCACTCGCTGTTCTGCTTCATCGATCTTTCTGGCTGTGGGAAGCATGTCCTCGATCAGGCGGATTCCGCCAATTGCCCAGATCAGAGCAATGTCCGCATGTGTCACAATGCCGGGGTAAAAAATGTACACATAGTGGATCTTCTCAAATTCTTCTTCCGTGAACGGTTTGTCTGTCAGTCTTTTGAATTCTTCTTGCAGCATTTGCCTGCTCCTTTCTGCATATCTCGTTCGTAATATTCTGCCATGTATCTTCCGTAGCTTACGCCGTAGGCAGCTGCCTGTTTGATGCACCAGTTCAGTGTGCCTTTCTGCGGTTTCTTTTTCGCCATGTCATTTCCTCCGTTTCTTGTACAGATCCCATTTTACTTTCTTTGCGGACTCCGAAAGAAATACAGTCGGGTCGGCAAGCTGTTCCTGCATCCGCTTTTCCCGTATCTTCTCACGCTGCTTTGCGTACCGGATATATCCTGTCTCTTATACACATCTCCGAGCCCACGAGACGTAGAGGAATCTCG